CTTTACGAATGAGTAATATCAAGAACTTTAAGTATGATTGGATATGGCAAAAGAACAGAGGTTCTAATTTTGCTTTAGTAAAATATCAACCAATGAAAGAACACGAAATAGTAAGTGTTTTTAGCAATAAAACTCACAACTACTACCCTATAAAACAAAAAAGAAAAGGTAAGGGTTTAGAAAGAATAAAAGGAAATTATAATATTAGCAAAGCAAGTAAGATAGCTGCTGGAATAAAACAAACTATTACTACAACACAAGGACAAGAATTAAGGCAGCCATCTTCTATTCAAAAATTTAATACAACAGAAAAGGGAATAAAAAGAGAACATCCAACACAAAAACCAATACGATTAATGGAGTACTTAATAAAAACCTACACCAACGAAGGAGAAACTGTTTTAGATTTTACAATGGGCAGCGGTACAACTGGTGTAGCTGCTGTTAATACTAAAAGAAATTTTATAGGTATCGAGTTAGACGATAAGTACTACGACATAGCAAAACAAAGAATAGAACAAGCACAATTAAAACTCTTCTAAAATAATTTAAAAACGTTTATATATTAGTATGAAAGTTAATCTAAGAATACCAACAAGCCTCAACGAGATAACCCTAGCACAATACCAAGAGTTTGCAAAGCTAGAGGCAAACCTAGACAAAACCAAAGACACAGCAATACAATTAAAACTAGTTGAGATATTTTGTAAAGTGCCAGAGGTAGTTGTAAGAAATATGAAGGCTACAGACATAGCAGAGATATGCGAAATAATTAACACTATGTTTGACACCGAACATCAACTAATAAATAGGTTTAGACTCAAGGGGATTGACTACGGTTTTATACCAGAGCTTGACGATATGTCTTTTGGAGAGTATATGGACTTAGATACTTTTATAAGTGATAACGATAACTTACACAGAGCAGTTAACGTACTATTTAGGCCAATAGAACACAAGCGAGGCAACCGATACAAAATAAAAGACTACAACCCAGACACTAGCGAAACAGCAAAGGACTTCCCTTTAGATGCAGTCTTAGGGGCTATTGTTTTTTTTTACAGTTTAGGCAAAGACTTATCAATGGTTATGCTGAACTCTTTGGACAGCAAGAACGAGAAGGCTTTAGCACAGCATCTAATTTCACATCCAAGTGGGGATGGTTTAACTCACTCTTTGCAATCGCTCAAGGCGATATTACAAGATTTGAAAATATCACTAAATTAAATATACATCAATGCTTGACCTACTTAGAATACACAAAAGAAAAAAATCAAATAGAGGCAGCACAAATAAAAAACAAGTTTAAATGAAACATATACTAGGACTTTGCGACTGTCACATAAGTATTTTAAGCGTTATAGTTTTAGCGGTCATAATTAAATATATAACAAATGAGCCAACAAGGTATAAGAGGTTTTTACCAACTTACAGAAACAATAGAAACACAGCTACTAGCGGATGTTAATGTAAACACCGTCACTACTGGGGATATATTCGATATTGATTTGTCTAAACAAAGCATATTCCCTTTGTCTCATATTGTTGTAAACTCTGTGACAGCTCAAGAGCAAGTGTTATCTTTTAACATTACTGTAATGGCTATGGATATAGTAGACGAGAGCAAAGAAAAAACAACAGACATATTTAGAGGCAACAATAACGAGCAAGACGTCTTAAACACTCAACTAGCTGTACTTAATAAACTTATAATGGTGCTAAGACGAGGTACACTCTACAGCGAGAAATTTCAACTTGAGGGAGATCCAACACTTGAGCCTTTTTATGAGAGGTTTGAGAATAGACTTGCTGGGTTTGCTGCCACAATGAACGTAATAATACACAATGATATTGATATATGCTAGGGGACAAGTTTTTAAGGGATGAGCTAAACAAGTTTGCAAAGTATGTAATACAACAAAGCCGCAGCAATTTAACTAAAGGCAGACCCCCTTACGGAAGTTTTAACGACACTAAAAAACTTTATAATAGTATGAACTTCAATGTAGGAAAAAAGGGCAGTACAATGTCTTTATCTTTTGAAATGGAGGACTATTGGAAGTTTAAAGATAAAGGAGTCAAAGGTAAGTCCTCAAGTAGTAAAGCACCTAACAGCCCCTTTAAGTTTGGAACTGGTAGCGGTCAAAAAGGTGGCCTTACAAAAAGTATAGACAAATGGGTAAGACGTAAAAGGATACAATTTAGAGACAGAAAAAGCGGAAGGTTTTTAAGTTACAAACAAACTGGTTTTATAATTACTAGAAGTATATATCAAACTGGTACAAGACCAAGTATGTTTTTTACGAAGCCTTTTGAGGCTGCTTTTAAAAGACTGCCAGACGAACTAGTAGAGGCCTATTCTATAGGTTTAGAGAAACAGATACAAGTAAACATAAACAAATGAGCAAGATAAACGTAAGAAGCCCTTTTTATATTTCAATCACAGCAACAAACCTTACTAGCTGTCAATTAGAATTATTTATATATACTGGAGATCAAGCCGCCTCTGGAGCGAGTGGTGCATCAAACGGCAGACCTTCTGCAGCAACTTATACCCTTAATTCTTTTGCAGTTGATAACGTATGCACATTTGAAATAGCAGAGCTTGTAAGAGACTATTTTGATAATGAGTTTGACGGAGATTACAGCACTTCTATCTTTTGGGTTGACTATAGAACTACAAACACAATACGTACCACTACAGCGTCTGCAACAGCCTTCACACAGCTCAAAGGTTTTTACGGCTACGGCTTTTTTGAGGACGGAGTGCAAAACAATACACTAAACTCCGATACAAGTGCTACAACTTCATCTTACATAAACAACAAAGCGGTATTACAATCAAACACAAAGATTGTCAAGCTAGATGACGCCCCAGCGGTTATAGCTGTAGATAGGTCTTTAGCAACTAGAGTAACGTATCTTAAAAATGGCACTCAAGTTTATACAGAAGAGATAACCTCTACAACAAACAGCAGTACACAAATTAAATACGTTACAAGCGGTGTAAACGGCTCAGACGAGTTTGAGGATAGAGTAATACAAGACGGCGGTATTTTCGAGGGCAGCGACTGTCTTACTAATTTCTCAAAGGAGTTTACATTATTTGACTTTGATACAATACTTGTAGACAGTTCTTTAGGAGTCACAAAACTAACAGTAACAAACGAGGAAGAGTGCAAGTTCACCCCCCTTAAAATAACCTTTATAAACAAATACGGAACGTTACAAGATATATGGTTTTTTAAGAGATCAAACGAAGCCCTTACAACAAAGACAGAGGACTTCAAAAAGAACATTATAAGCGCAGCGAGTTACAACATAAGTAAACACCAAAACAAAACCCTAACAAAAAACGGCAAAGAGAAATTAACCTTAAATACTGGTTACTACCCTGAGGTTTACAACGATGTATTCAAAGAGATGCAACTAAGTGAGGATTGTTGGATAGAGATAGACTCTAAGACATTGCCTATAAAAATTACTAGCAGTTCGTTTGCTTACAAGACTCAACTGAATGATAAAATAATAAACTACACAATAGATGTAGAGTTTGCCTTTGATACTATTAATAACGTCCGTTAATGCAAATTATTGAACTATATATAAGAAATGGTTTGAGGTACTATGGCAGTTCTACAAGCACTTCTAGTAATAACTTAGTAGACGGCTCAAAGGACTTTACAACTGGGGTGCAAGTAGGTTTTGTTGCTATCAACTTAACGGACAAAACAGAGGCCTTTGTTACCTCTGTTGCTGCAACTACTTTAGGTCTGAGTGCGGATATATTTACTGCTGGAGAATCTTATATTGTCAAAAGTGATTTTAAACGCTTAGACTTGTTTGAGGATGAGAGTGTTACAATAACGGACTCAATAAAAAACGTCAAAGACATAGGTAAAATATTTACACCTTTTTCGCAACAGTTTAACGTACCAGCCTCAAAACATAATTCAAAAATATTTAGGCACTACGAGGACAGCGATATAACTAACAGCTTCGATGCTAGATACAAAGTAGATGCGCTTATAAAACTAAACGGCACAGACTATAAAAAAGGCAAAATAAGACTTAACAGCGTATCAATGAAAGACAATAAGCCACACTCTTATAAGTTGGTTTTTTTTGGAGATACCGTAGAACTAAAAGACATATTAGGAGAAACACTATTAAGTGGCCTTACCTACGATTCAAGTTTAGACTTTGACTACACAAGAGCAAACGTACTTTCTAAATTTACTACAGACAATTTAGACGTTTCTTACCCACTTATTACGCACACCAAAAATATGCGGTTTACAAATGCTGGTTATAAAAGCAACGAACAGACACCAACGCTTTTAAATTTTACAGACATAAAACCAGCTATAAAAATTCGTAAAATAATAGAAGCAATCGAAAGCACATTCCCAGAAATAGAGTTTACAGGAGACTTTTTAAACACTGAGGACTTTAATCGTATTTATATGTGGATGCACAGAGAAAAAGGATTTATGAGTAATGCAGATGAGGGGTCAAGTGAAACTATTTTGGATGACGAGTTTTTTACGCCCCAAGTCGCAGGATTTTCTCCAGCAGCTGGAACGACAGAAGCCAGACCTTACGTCTTATTAATTGACGAACAGCAAGTACCTAATGCTGGCTCAATAATTGTCACTTTTACAATAGAAACAGCAAACGCAGCAAACAATTTCGACATAAGAGTAGTAGATGATACTAATGGCACTGTTATAGACAGCACAGGTAACACAGGAAGCACAAGTTATACTTTTACTTATAATTTAGTTATATCAACTTATACAGCCCTAAGGTTTAGGTCTACAATTACATCTAGCGAAGTGCTCAATCTTTTAGCATATAGAGTAAATATTGTTTCTGCTTTTTTTGGAATTAATGACACCTATGAGAGTGATAGTTTAGCTGTTTTAAATAAAGTAGTAATTAATAGACATATGCCTAAAATGAAAGCTATTGACTTTCTAACAAACATATTTAAACTTTTTAATTTAGTAGCTTTTAAACAAGACGATAAAATAAGGGTTTTGCCTTTAGATGATTTTTATAGTGAAGGTGTGAATTACGATATTACAAAATATGTTGACGTTTCAAAAAGCGAGATATCAAAAGTCTTACAATTTAGAAGCATAGATTTTAATTTTAAAAGCAAAAAAACTTTTTTAGTTCAAAAGTCTGATGAGCTACAGGGGTCAAATTTTGCTGGAGAAAATCTTACACCAAGTAATACACAATTAAATTCACTAAATGCTGATGGCTCAGACTATAAAATAGAAGCTGATTTTGAAAAAATGATGTTTGAAAGACTGTCAAACGACCAAGACACCACTCAGCTCACTACAATTTGCCAAGGGGCTTTTTTAGACAAAGAGTTTAAGCCTACTATTGGTAAACCTTTACTTATATACATAGCAAGTCAAACAACAAGCGACACTTTTGAGTTTGATAATTCAGCTGGTAGCAACACAAGTATAACAACCTACAACAGACCTAGTCAAGTATTAGTGCAAAGCGGTGCTGTAGGGGATGCCTCGGCGGCTTTAAATTTTGGCGTTGAGGCAGACGAGTTTTTTCAAGAGGCAAAAGGCACAAATCTATTGCAAAAATATTACATAAATTATATTGTAAGCGTCTTTAACAGACAAGCGAGAATAAAAAAAATAGATGCTTATTTGCCTTTGCATATTATTTTAAGTTACAATCTTAGTGATAGATTTATAATAGGCAATAAGGTTTACAGGATTAACTCTATAAAAACAAATCTACTAACAAATAAAAGTAGTCTTGAACTATATAGTTTAGCGCAAAATGTGACAGATATAGCAAATTCACAAGTATCGTCTCTGCCAAGAATAGCAGCCCTAAATATTGGGGGGACTTCTAGCAGTTCAGTTACTTTAGGCTGGACACCTCTTGGAGATGCTGTTGCAAACAATATTACTGGTTATGACGTTATAAAAGATGATGTTTTTGTAGAGACTTTAGGTAATGATATAAGCGGTAGGACAATTTCAGGTTTAGATAGTAAAATCACTTATAAGTTTGCAATAAGAACAAGATACACAATAGGAGGCACAGTCTTTTTCTCAAATGACAGAATAGCCTTTGCAACAACAGACTGATGATAAAACTAATATTAGACAATTTAAAATACGCAAACGGAGAAACAGAAAACATACGTATAGCTCAAGGCAAATACAAACTGCCTACAACACTAAAAGAGGGATACAAAGCACTTAAAAAAGAGATAATATGGCTACAGAAAAAGTAATTGAAATAAAGGTACTAAGCGAGCAAGCCCAAAAAAATATAAGTGACATTAACGGTGTTATTGATGAACAAAGGGCTATACTTGTTTTATTAGAGGAAGAGTATTTAAAAGCAAAAAAGGCTTTAGATGATTACAATGCCTCTAACAGCACCAACCTTGCACAAGAAAAATCACTTAAAAAAACATTAAAAGAACGAAAGGACGCTTTACAAGATCAAAGACTAGGTCTCAAAAAACTTGCTATACAACAAAGAGAGGCAAACAGAGAGGCTCAACAATTTAGAAAAAATCAAAAAGAAACAACTAATGTCATAAGAGGGATTGACAAACTTACTGGTGGTTTTGCTACAAAAGTTGTAAAACTAGGCAAGGGGTTTAAATCTGGAGTAGGGGGGATTAAATCTTTTATAGTTGGATTGAGTGGCGTAAAAAAAGCACTTATTGCTACTGGTCTTGGGGCTTTAGTAGTTTTGGTAGGGACTTTGATTGCTAATTTTGATAAAATTAAAACTTTACTTACAGGTATATCAAAAGAGTCTCAAAATGCTGCTGAATTTGCAAAAGAAAGCGCAGATGCTTCAAAACAGCAACTAGACAATTTGGAAGCTAGTAATAATATTTTAAAACTTCAAGGTAAAACAGAGAAAGAAATTAGAGACTTAAAAAAACAACAGACAGATGAAACAATACTAGCTTTAGAAGCTTCACTTGAAGCACAAAAAACAATAAGAGACTTACAGGAGGAGGCTGAAAAAAGGAATCAAAAAATATTATTGGGAATAATTAATTTTATTACAACCCCAATAAGAACAATACTTAAAGTGATAGATGAGGCTGGAAAAAAATTCGGTAAAGATTTTGGACTTGCTGCACAAGCAATGGAAGCAGATAAAATGATAGCTAAAAGTATATTTAGCGGAATAGATGAGGAAGGCACCAAAGCTATAGAGGATACTGAGAAACTACTTTTACAACTTAGAAATAAAAGAGCTGGTTTTGCCCTTAAAGACAGAGAGGATTTTGAGAAAAAAAGAGAACAAGACGAACAAGACTTTTTTAATGAGATGTTTGCAGAAGAGGCTAGAGAGGATATGCGCAGAGAGTCTAGGATTGCAAAACAACAAGAAGAGGATGCGTTTTTTAAAGAAATGTTTGATGCCGAAGAGCAAGAAGACATAGCAAGAAATAAAAGAATATTAGAAAGTGAACAACAAACACAAGCTAGAATTACAGCCGCAAAAGCACAAGCTGTAAATGCTGCAATAAGTTTGTTTGGAGCTGAAAGTGCAGCTGGTAAAGCCGCTTTAATAGCAAAACAGCTTTTAGGGGCGCAAGAAATGATAGCGGAGGCCAAAAAGACAATTACTTTTTCAAGTTTAGTAGCTGCTCGTTCTCAAGCTGCTGTTGCAGAAGGAACTGCACAAACAGCTAAGGTTGGATTCCCTCAAAATATACCTTTACTTATTGGCTATGCTTTACAGGCCGTCGGTATTGTAAGCGCAATAACAAGTGCTGTAAGTAAAACTAAGTCTGTAGCAAGCAGTTTAGGTGGTGGCGGCGGTGGCGGCGCATCAATAAGCACTCCAAGCGCTCCAGCTTCACAGCCACCCTCCTTTAATATTGTTGGGGCTAGTGATACAAACCAATTAGCAGATGCAATAGGAGGACAGACTCAACAACCAGTACAAGCTTTTGTTGTAGCGAATGACGTCACAACCGCACAGAGCTTAGAAAACAACATAGTCGAAGGGGCTACTTTATAAAAACAAAATAAATTAAAAATACTTATATATTAATATGCGAATAGTAGAGCTTATAATTGATGAAGAGCAAGAAATAGGAATTGAAGCTATTTCAGTTGTAGAAAACCCAGCAATAGAAGAGGACTTTGTAGCCCTTAAATCTCAAGAGTTTAAACTTGCAGAAGTAGACAAAGAGAAACGTATTTTACTAGGGGCTTTATTAGTACCAAACAAGCCTATATACAGACGTAACGGCAAAGACGAGTATTATATATATTTCTCAAAAGATACGGTCTTAAAAGCCTCTCAAATGTTCTTACAACAAGGCAAACAAAACAACTCAACCTTAGAACACCAACATAAATTAAACGGTCTGTCTTTAGTAGAGTCTTGGATTGTTGAAGACCCTAAAATGGACAAAACTAAATTATACGGTATGGAACTTCCTCAAGGGACTTGGGTAGGTGCTGTAAAAGTAAACAATGAGCAAGTCTGGAATGAGTTTGTAAAAACTGGCAGAGTCAAAGGGTTTTCAATAGAGGGATACTTCGCTGATAAAATGGAACGACCCAAAGACAAAACCTTAAAAGATGAACTTGCAAAGATTGAGGAAGAGGAAGCAGAATACTTGCTAAAACAAGTGACGGCAATAATAAAAAAAGACAAATTTTACAAGAGCAGTAAAAAGACCACTTTAGAAAGTTACACAGATTACCCAGATGCAGTTAAGAACAACGCTCAAAGAGGTATTGACCTTAACAAAAAGGTTAACAACAAATGTGCTACAGAAGTAGGCAAAATAAGAGCGCAGCAACTAGCACAAGGCAAAGCAATAAGCGAAGAGACAATCAAGCGTATGTACTCATTTTTGTCAAGAGCAGAAGAGTATTACGATGAGACAGATAAAGAGGCTTGCGGCACTATTTCTTATCTACTATGGGGAGGATTAGCTGGTAAAAGATACGCTGCTAAAAAACTAAAAGAGTTTGGGGAGTTAAGTTTGGCTTCAATGGTTGTTAACGATGACTTCGCTATTATAGACGATAGACTTGCTTACTCAACTGAAGAGAAAGCTAAAGAGATGTCTAGGGACTTAGGATGCGAAGGAATACACCAACACCAGTACGAAGGTAAAACTTGGTATATGCCTTGTGAGTACCACTCAAAAGAGGATATGTACACACACAAAAAATGTCCTAAAGGTTACAAGAAAAAAGACGGTAAGTGCGTAAAGATGGCTGAGGTAGGGCCAAGAGGCGGTATAAGAAAAAGCCCAAAGGCACCAAAGAGCGGTACACCAAACCCAAACCCTAAAGGTAAAGGAACGGCCAAAGGGGACGCTTCGACAAGCAGAGGGGCTAAAGTATCTAAGGCAGACGAAGCCACCCTTAAAAAGAAGTCAGATGACTTTAACGAGAGATACAAAAAAAAGCTAGGCTACGGTGTAAACGTAGGCACTCTTAAAGCTGTATTTCAAAGAGGCTTAGGGGCTTTCAATACAAGTAGAAGTCCTAGAGTCAGTTCTCCTTCGCAGTGGGCTTTTGCTAGGGTCAATGCGTTTTTGTATTTAGTTAAGAACGGCAGACCTCAAAACAGAAAATATACTGGAGACAATGACTTACTGCCTAAAGGACACCCAAAGAGCGACAAGAAATGATAAGACGTATTAAAAGGTTTATAACACCTAGTAGAAAATGCAAAATTAATTTTTAAACATTATATATTAATATGAAATCAAATGATATGATAACTAAAATCAAAGAGGTTTTAAACTTGACAGAGGAAGTCAAGCTAGAACAACTAAAACTTGAAAACGGCACTATCTTAGAGGCTGATTCTTTTGAGGCTGGCAAAGAAGTCTTTATAATTACAGAGGATGAAAAAGTAGCTTTACCAGTTGGGGAGTATGAACTTGAGGACGGACGTAGCTTACTTGTTGAAGAGGTAGGCTTGATTGCTGAAATCAAAGCGGAAGAAGAAAAAGAAGAAGTTGAGGCAGCCGAACACAAAGACGAAGAGAAAGAAGAGATGCAATATGTTACAAAAGAAGAGTTTAGAAAAGAAATGGACGAACTCAAGAAGCATATTAAAGATCTTATGGATCACAAAGACAAAGAGAAAATGAGTGCCGATGACTTAGGGAACTTAATAACAGAGGAACTGTCTAAACAAGAAATCCCAGACGAGGTACAAGTAGAATTAAACAAACCAGCAGCGGAGCCAATTAAGGCAAACCCAGAGGCTGAGTCAAAAAATACTGGAGGTTATAGATACGCAAACAACAGACGTAAAACTACAGCCGATAGAGTAATGGAACGAATATTAAAAATTAACAACTAAAAATAAAAAAAAATGAGTATATCAATTACAAGTAGTTATGCTGGAGAATTTGCTGGGAAGTATTTAGCAGCATCTTTATTAACAGCCAAGACTATTGATGACGGAGCTATAACAGTTCTGCCAAACATCAAACATAAAGCAGCTATGAAAGTAGGGGCTTTCTCAAATCTAATCAAAGGGGCTTCCTGTGACTTCGATACTTCGACTTCTAGCTTAGCTTTGACAGAGAAAGTCTTGACTCCAAAAGAGCTACAAGTCAATATTGACATTTGTAAAAAAGACTTACATAGCGACTGGGAAGCTGCTCAAATGGGCTTTAGTGCTTTTGACGAGTTGCCACCTTTATTCTCTGATTTTATTATCTCAAGAGTAGCTGCTGAGGTTGCCTCTGCTACTGAAACGTCTATCTGGAGTGGTGCCTCTGGTGCTGATGATTTTGACGGATTAGTCGCTTTAGCTACTGCAGATAGTACAGTTAGTGATATTACTGGAACTACATCAACAAGTTCAAATGTTGTAGCAGAGCTTGGTAAGATTGTAGATGCTATTCCTTCAGGAGTTTACGGAGCTGAAGACTTATATATCTATTGCTCACAAAATATTTTTAAATCTTACATTAGAGCTTTAGGTGGATTTGCTGCTACTAACAGCGGTGTAGATGCTAAAAGTCATACTTTCTACAACGGCGGAGAGTTAAGCTTTGACGGTGTTAAATTGTACCCAACAAGCGGCCTAGCATCAAACAAAGCGATTGCTGCAAGACAATCTAACTTATTCTTCGGTACTGGTTTACTAAACGACTACAACGAAGTAAGAGTTTTAGATATGGCAGAACTTGACGGATCAATGAACGTCAGAGTTATAATGCGTTACACAGCTGGAGTACAAATTGGAGTTGGTGCAGACGTTGTACTATACGACCCAGCAGTATAATAATTAAATTAAATTAACATAAAGAGGGTGGGCAAAACTGCCTACCCTTTTTTATTAAAAAAGAAAAATATGGCTTGTGCAATTACAAAAGGTAGGGGGGTAGGATGTAAGACCGCCTTTTCTGGAATCAACAATATTTACATACTAGACTACAGCGATGCTATTGCAGCTTTAGCGGACTCAAGCGGAACAATTACTCTGCCAACGGACAATAGCGCAGAGTTTTTTAAGTTTGACGTTCAAGGGGCTTTAAGTAGCCTTGAGACAGCTGTTACCTCGAGTCGAGATAACGGTACGACATTCTACGAAAGTACCTTAAATATTACTTTTCAAAACTTAGACGTAGCAACTCAAGAAGAGCTAAAACTTTTAAACAGAGGAAGAGCGCATTACGTAGTTGAATTATTTGAAGACGGTGCTGGTAGCACTAAAAGACTTTTACTAGGTCTTAAAAATGGATGCGAGGTTACTGCTGGAACAATTGTTACTGGTGCTGCTCCTGGAGATTTACAGGGCTTTACTTTGACTGTTGTAGCTACAGAGGTAAACCCACCATTTTTCTGTACTGCTCCTGATATTAAAGAAGCAGACGGTGTACCTTTACAAATTACACCATCATAGTAGTTTATTTATATTTAAAACGAGCCTTCCTTTTGGGAGGCTTTTTTTATACAAAATATTTTAATTTTATTTATATATTAGTATGAAGATTATAACAACAAGCGGCACTAAGGCCTTAAAGATTATACCTAGGACTTTTTTTGCTGGAACAATTAATCTAAAACTAACAAACGAAAGTACAGGCGGTGTAGTAAATACAACAGCTACAGCCTCAACAGACAGAAATTATATGAGTTTTACAGGTACTTTTGGCACTCTTGTAGAAGGAGAGTTTTACAACTTAGAGGTTTTATTGTCTGGGGCTACAATATACAAAGATAAAGTGTTCTGTACAGACCAAACAATAGACCAAACAAACAACAATTACTATTCTGTTAATAGTGGAGAATACAACACAGAGAATAGCTTTGATAACGATTACATTATTTTATGAACGATTTACGGATAGTTAATTTAAGCAGTTACACAAGTCCTGAGATAATTGAAAAATCAAACAAGAAGTTTGTAGCTTACGGAAGTGACAATAATTACTTTCAATATCTTATAGACAGATACAACGGCAGCCCTACAAATAACGCTATTATAAACGGTATTAGCCAAATGATTTACGGCAAAGGTTTAGATGCTTTAGATTCTAGCAAAAAGCCTGAGCAATACGCTCAAATGATAGGTTTATTTAATAAAGACTGTGTAAGAAAGCTATGCTATGACCTAAAACTTATGGGTCAATGTTCTATGCAAGTAATTTACTCAAAGGACAGAAAAACAATAGCACAAGTAGAACACATCCCTGTAGAGAATCTAAGGGCTGAGAAATGCAACGCAAAAGGGGAGATAGAGGCTTACTACTATTCAGATAACTGGCAAAAGGTAACAACAAGAACAGAGCTTAAAAGAATACCAGCCTTTGGTTATTCAAACGAAAATATCGAGATAGTTTACGTCAAACCTTACAGAGCTGGATATAAATACTATTCTAGCCCTGACTATCAAGGGGGGCTACAATATGCAGAACTCGAAGAGGAAATATCTAACTATCACTTAAACAACATACTTAACGGACTCGCTCCATCTATGCTTATCAACTTCAACAACGGCACTCCAAACGCTGAGGAAAGACAAATGTTAGAAAACCGTATCTATCAAAAGTTTAGCGGATCTAGTAACGCTGGTAAGTTTATTCTAGCTTTTAACGACAATGCAGAAAGCGCAGCACAAATAGAGCCTATTCAATTAAGTGATGCTCACAATCAATATCAATTTTTGTCAGACGAGAGCGGTAAAAAAATAATGGTAGCCCACCGAGTAGTAAGTCCTATGCTTTTAGGAATCAAAGACAGCACAGGCTTAGGTAATAATGCAGACGAACTGCAAACTGCTAGTATATTAATGGATAACACCGTTATAAGACCTTTTCAGCACCTTTTAATAGATGCCTTTGATTCTATACTAGCTTTTAATAATATAGCCTTAAAACTATACTTCAAGACCTTACAGCCGCTAGAATTTACAGACTTAGAAAACGTAGAGGACGAAGAGACAAAAGAGGAAGAGACTGGAGTAAAACTATCAAAGGATTTACCAGCAGAGTTAGGCAGTAAAATAGCAGACGCCTTAATAGACTTAGGACAAGACGAAACAGAGCTTCTAAGCGACTTTGACGTAATGGATGAGCGAGAAGTAGACTACGACCAAGAAGAGGGCTTAGACGAGGTAATAACAGACTTAAACAAACCAAAAGAAAAAAGTACACTAGCTAAAATCTGGGAATTTGTAAGTACTGGCAGCGCAAAGCCTTATAGCAAGAGCGATCAAGACGGTAAAAGCAAACAAAGCACAGAAGAGGGCAATACTTTTCTAGTACGGTATATGTACAGCCCACAGCGATACAATGCAAACTCCAGACCTTTTTGTAAAAAAATGGTTGATGCTAACAAGGTTTACCGCAAAGAGGATATACAAGCTATGACTACTAAAGCTGTGAATCCTGGTTTTGGTAAGGGTGGTTCTAATACATATTCGGTTTGGCTATACAAAGGCGGTGCAAGATGCCAGCACAAATGGCTCAGAAAGACGTATGTACGTAAGGACGGTGCTAAGAGTTTAGGGGATGCAATCACTACAACAGAGGCAAGGTCAAGAGGTTTTAGACCAAAGGCAAACGCTCAAAAGGTGCCAGTTGCCCCAAAAGATATGAAGTACAAAGGTTACACAGCGGAATATTGGAACAAAATAGGATTTAAGAACTAATGGCAACAGCACTTTTTATAAATAGAACAGACCTTGTAAAGAACTCTATAATTGACGGCAATACAGATGTGGATAAGCTGCTACCCTTTATTAAAATAGCGCAGCAAATAGACATCCAAAACCTTTTAGGGACAGACCTCTACAATAGGATAAGTGCAGATATAACAAGCGGTGCAAGTGGGGGTACTGGTTTAACTGGTAATTATTTAACCTTAGTTAATACTTATGTACAACCTACTTTAATATGGTTTGCTCAAATGAATTATATACCTTTTGCAGCTTACAGTATTAAAAACGGCGGAGTGTTCAAAGGGTCAAGTGAAACAGCAGAAACAGTAAATAAAAACGAAGTAGACTATCTAGTAGATAAAGCAAGAGAATACGCTAACTATTACTCAACTCGCTTAGTAGACTATTTGCAGTTTAATACAGACTTGTTCCCTGAGTACAACTCAAACACAGACAACGATATACACCCTGATACAGATACAACCTTTAAAGGCTGGGTTTTATGAAATATAAAGTAAAA